TCTCTTGGCGGCAAGGTGTACTCGTAAAAACGATCCTTGTTAGCCAAGCCAAAACCATAGAACTTCGGGATGATCTCTGCGGCGTCCAACCCGACAATCGCTTTAGCCAGATACTTGTCGTCATACTGTGGCATTCTCAAGCTAACAGCCATGATCTCTACATCGTCAGAGATGAACTCAATACCGGTTACTCTCATACGATACTCAGCTCCTCTTTAGCCATAGTGATCTGATTGCGTGTCTGCCTGTAAATATCCGCAGTCGACAACTGTGTCGGCGCGTTGATTGTCTGTTCGAACTTGATCTCTGTGGGACCAGCCCCAACGACGGATTCTTCCGTGTACTGTTGTGAATTGGCGATTGCTCCGGCAGCCAAGTAGCTGCTAGATCCGAGAAGTCCACCGATAGTGGACACCCCAGCTCGCACGTTCGTCAAATCGATGACTGGCGTGATCACTGGATGGAAATCGCTTTCCAACCCACTACTAATAGCATTGAGTTCACTCACAGCAGTAGTCAACGTAGATTGCAACCCGGTGACAACATTATCCATCGAGTCAGCTGGCTGGCTATACCCCCTGTCAAGACCAATAGCGAGTCCCTCCATGAGATACCCGCCAACACCAATCATCCATCGAGATGGTGACCAGAGGCCGAACGGGTTCGTGATCCTTTCCTTCAAATCGGCAACCTTGCCCGTGATCCAGTCAGTGACAATATGCCATGCGTCAGAAAGCCCGTTCTTCAAACCCTGGACAATGTTCTTACCAATGTTATACAGCATCGACAGACCATCACCGATCCATCCCTTGATCTTCTCACCAAGCCCTTCGAACCAGGTTGTAACCGCATCGATACGTTCGTCGATGCCGTTCCAAAGCCCAGATATAAGAGCCCTACCCTTGCTCTTGAGCGTCTCGAGTAGATCACCGATCCATCCGAGAATATCTCCAGCAAGACCTGTGAAGAAGTTGGTAACAGTACTGATAACAGCATCGATACCGTTCTTCAGGCCAGTGATGAGATCCGAACCCTTGTTCCACAACGTCCTAGTTACATTCCCAATGAACCTGAGAACTTCACTAGCGAGTTTCCCGAAGAAATCCCACACAAGATGGATTGTGTCCATGACACCGTTGTACAGACCCATGATCAGATCGATACCGATATCCAACATGACTGTGGACGGAGAGTTGATTCCAAATATGCTCTTCACCGTGTCAATCACCGTGTTGAACACCGTCTTGATCAGGTCCCAAAGTTGACCAGCAACCTGCGTAATACCATCGAAGAACCCTGTCATGAACGAAACACCAACGCCAATCATCAACGTTGGCATCAATTCGCCCAAGCCCTCTGCCACAGATGTGATCAGAGCAGCAAACAGGTCTACGACAGCGCCAATGATCGGAGGAAGTTGTTCTGCCAATGCCGTAAGGAAACCTGTGATAATCTCCCCAACGACAGTGACAATCCTCGGAACCGCTTCGCTAATTCCTTCCAACATCCCGATAAGAATCAAGACACCGGCGCTAGCGAATTTCGGGATCAGTGTGATGATGAGATCGATAATGCCACTAATCAAGACTCCGATGAACTCGAGAATCTTCGGCACGACCACAATCAAACCGTCCAACAAACCACCAAGCAGCTTGATGCCGAACGCAATCATCTGCGGGACGAATCCAGCAAGAACCTCGATGAGTGCTCCGATGCCTTCCCCAATACCAACAAACAACGCAGGCAGAGCTTTACCGATGCTTATCAAGACATCTGTAATTACGTTGCCAACATCTTCAACGCCTGCAAGGATGGCGATAGCCTTTGCGAATTGAATTGCGCCTACACCAATTAGAGCGAATCCAGCTCCAATCAACGCCAAGCCAGCACCAACACCCAACATCATAGGAATGGCAGGTTCCAATAGCATCGAAGCGCCAGCCAATACACCCATAGCAAGGGCCACAAAGACCATACCCGTGGCAAACTCAACAAGCCCAAGCGCTGCAAACGCCTTGATCGCAACGGAAAGCAGAAGTAGAGCAGCCGACATGATGAGGATTGCTCCAGCACCGACGATGCCTTCTTCAGCAGCCGCCATTGCGACGACAAGAATGACCAAGGCTGCAGCCATTCCAATGAGTCCTTGAACCATGTCTCCGAAACTCATAGAGCCGATAATCTTCAAGGCGACGCTCATGACGAGGATTGCCCCGGCCAAAGCCAAGAATTGTCCAGCTGTGACGCCCATATTTGAAGGCATCAATCTCAATGCTTCGACAAGGATTGCCATCATGCCAGCGAACGCAATGCCGCCCTGAACAAGAGTTCCGAGATCCATCTGACCAAGCGTCTTGATAGCGTGAACCATAAGGTTGAGAGCGATGCTGAATCCGAGAACACCTGTGGTCTTCTCCTTCATATCCTCTGGAAGAAGCTTCATGGCTCCAACCAAAAGTCCCAACGCCAATGCGACACCAGCGAAGCCCTGGACGAAGTCTCCGAAGTTCATGACGGCAAACTTCTTGATAGAGCCATACATGATGTCCATAGAGAACGCCATTTCGATCATGGCGAATCCGGCTTTTGCCATACCGGCGGCTTCTTTTTCGATGTTTTTGCTCATGACAACTAGAGCACCAACAACCGCTCCAAAGGCTGCCATGCCCTTTGCCAATTCATCCGGCTTCATGTTGCCGATGATGACCAAGGCACCACTGAGCAACACCATTGCCCCAGCAAGAATGCCGAAGCCCAACGCCATGAGAGTGAACTTCGCAGCATCACTTGAATCGAACTTGATCTTCGTCATGATCTTCATTGCTGCGGCGATTTCACCGAATGCAACACCGATCGCGATTGCAGCCTTGACCAACTTCTCTGGGTCAATCATCGACAGAACAACCATGGAAACCGCAAGCACGCCGATCGAGGCAGCGATCTTCAGAAGCATGTCAGCCTTGATTGACTGTTGCATGGTCTTGAGAGTGCCTGTCAATTGTCCGAACGTGTCGGAGATGCTCGAGAGAACACCACCTGTGAAGTCGATGTTGATGCCGTTGTTGACCAGGTTGTTAACCGTCTTGATGAGGGCACCCACCATTGCAATGCCCACACCACCCATAATCATGTCCCATGGGATACCAGAAGACTTCTCCTTAACGCCCTTTTCGAGTTCTCCTCCGGAGCTAAACATCCCCGTGATTCCATCAATGATTCCCTGGAAGGCACCACCGATAGCAGAGAGAACAGAACCAATAACGCCACCAACGTCAATTTTCGAAATTGCCCCGGAGATAAAGCTGCCAATATCACTGAGCGCCGTCTTGATAACATTGAACGCGTTAGCAATGGGCGTCCCAACATCCGGTAGGTCACCGAGGTCCTTGAACCAACCCTTGATGCTCTCGAGAAACTCGCCGATGGACCCGGTTTCTGGAATATCGATGTCGATCTTCGAAACGAAGTCAACGATCGCATCAATGAACTGATGAATATAAGGGATAGGCCACTTCAGAAGCTCAATGAGCTTGCCAAACGTAGCCTCGATCCCAGATATGATCGTGTCAGCACTGATGCTCGCAAGCAGGTCACCAAGCTCAGCAAAGAACTCAAGCGTCTTCCCATTACCCAGAGGGATGAGTGCCTTGAGGAAATCCTTGACGCTAATCACAAGAAACTTGATGACATCGATACCAACGCCGATGACATTGAACAAACCCTTGAAGATTCGTCCGATGTTCTTAACCGTCTCTTCGCTAGGCGTCAACGATTGAGCGAACAACATGAACTGGTGCGTGATCGCAAACAAACGCTCCGAGGTCATCGGTGGGAAGATCTGTTGGAACGCGTCCTTAATCGGGGCAAACATCTTACCGAGAGCTCTGATCGCGGCGTCGAAGCCAATGATCGTTTCTCCCCAGCCGCCCATGTCCTTCCAGCCTTGAAGCATCTGGTTTCGCTTATCAGCGTTGTCGCCAATGAGCTTTCCCAGCTGCTGGTTGAGCCCACTGAACAACCATGTGGCCTCGTCGAAGTTACCGAAGAGGATTTCGAATGTTGACGACCACCCTGAACCGACCGTCTCCTTGGTGACGTCCATCCACTGCGAGAATGTCCTGACACTGGTAGAGGCGTCGAACGCCTTCTTACCAATCTCTGTACTCGCATCGGCGTACTTACCAAGCGTGCTGGTCAGAACATCCGTGGTCAGCCAGTTTTCTTTCAGACTGTCCTGGAACTCACCAGCAGTATTGACGATCTTCCCGCTTGAAGTAACCCAGGCGTCACCCTTTTGCGTCAAGGTGCCCATAGCGACAGCACCGTCGATCAACTGTTGCTTGAACTCGACCGTACCCATGTTGGCAAGGTCGATGGACTTCCAGTCAATAGCTTGGACAGAACCCTTACCCAGAGCCTGTCCGAAGTTGTACATCGCACGAGACGCTTCTTCTGCATTTGCCCCAGAAAGAGCGGCAACCTGAGCCACACCCTGAATGGCTGCAACCGAGGTATCGAGATCGATGCCAGCGTTCGTGAACTTACCGATATTCTGAGTCATGTCGGCGAACGAGTAGATCGTCTTGTCAGAATATGCGTTCAGCTCTTGCAGCTTCTTGTTGACAACATCCAAGCTTTCGCCTGTGCCAGCCATGATGGTCTGAATCGAGCCGATCTTGAGCTCGTATTCACTGAAACCCTGCGAAATTGGCGTGATTGCCAAAGCTTTCGCCATGTTGATGCCAGCATCAATAGCCTTGTTCGTGAGGTTAGCGAGTGCAGTAATACCAATCGTCGACAACGCAATGAACTTGGCGCTGACGCCCTCGATTGCGCTGGACATACCATCGAGATTGAAGTTCTTTGCCGTATCCGAGATGTTCTTGAGGCCTTCGCCCTTACCAGTCTCAGCAAGAGCCTTGTCCAACCCAAGAAGCGTTTTCATCGTATCCGAGACACGACGTTCGAACTCGGTGTTGTTAAACTCCATATTAACAATACGATTGTCGATGCTTGCCATTACTCACCTGCTTTCTCAGATTGGTTTACTCTGTAACTCGCTTCCAAACGGCGTCCGTAATCTTGTCGAATTGTGGGCGCATTACTGGATTGATGAAGTCCCGTCCTGAGACGTATCCTCCCGTGCCAGTTCCGTGCCCGTACTGAAGCAATATGACTACGTTCACACCGGATTCGATGTCATCATTCGTCCAATGGATGCTTACAGCTCCCTTGCCCTTCTTGATCTCGTAATCCCAGTCACTGGCCGCCCTACCAGTGTCCTTTGGAGTTGCACTCGATAGAAGATTGGCCGCTTCTCTGGCCAGACGGTCGAGATCCTCGAACATCCTGTTCTTCGACATCGATTCGAGCCAGCTCATCGAGTTCTTGAAGGACCCCGAATCACTGACCTTTATCATGTCTTGATGATGAAGTTGACGATTACGTATGGAGGAAGATTCTTGTCTGTTACAGGGACGCTGCCTGCAAGTGGAGCGGTGCTTCCAGTGTGAGTCAATGCCTGAGCGCCTGCGTCGGTTGTGACTGCTCCAACTGTGTTAGCAACATAGATTGGGTGTGAATGGTTTCCACTCATGTACCCAGTTTCGATTGCGCCTGCCCAACTGGTTGCTGGAGTCATTTCCCACCAGATCTTTACGTTAGTAGCAGGGGTTGTGTTAGCGATATCCCAACCATCGCCGCCACCTGCCGCCGTAATGTCTCGGAAACCGTAAGCAGAGCCTCCTGTATTACCAGTACCAGGGTGCATGTGATTCGGTACCGTGTGGGTGTGGTTACTGCCAGTGAGATCACTAGAAGCACTGTGGCCATGATCGAACCCGTGTCGGTGGTTCGCAGTATTGTGCGTATGACCGATATCGTGCTGATGCTGAATCAGAGCGGCGTCTTTGTTACCACCCGATCCTGCTAGCGCATTAGCCCAAGCCGCAGCACCTTTACCAGCAGGAAAGCGTTGCTGAAGATCCGGAAGACCAAAGGTGTTGAGTCCATCGCCTGCGCCCCAAATGACGCCAATCTCAGCGAAAAGAGCTGCATATGTGACACGGCTGACAAGTCGGCCATCACACAGCAAATATCCCGCCGGGGCAGAATTTCCACCATACATTGAGATGATGCCAGGACTAACCGGCTGCCCAATGGCTCCGGTATCACCCTTTGGGCCACGGACATTACCGGCATCGATTGGGGTACCGTCTCGAGTCTGAAGAATGAGGTTGTCACCTTGAACTTCGCCGTCAACGACGGTCGAGTTCTCGATATTCAACATGCGTTCGGCTGTAAATCCGGTTACTGTTGCCATTAGTTGATATCCTCCTCGTTCTTGTCAGAACTGCTGATGTCGTACGTATATTGGTTGAGATACACCACATTTTCAGCAGTGATCAAGAACTCTGTAGGTGATGTCATGACAATATCTGAATCCAGCCATGCGTCGGCCGTCCATGTTCCATCGCCATTGTCAGTGATGATGAAGCGTTCCCACTTCCGAATAAACGTCAGGAACCCGTCTAGATCAGGAAGAGTCGGATCGCTATCCTCATCGCCATAGATGATGTCTTCGATGTCCTGAATAAGCCATGGATCCATGTTACGAGTGTCGATAATGAGGTGACACGTTGGCCTACGACCAAACAGCTCGTCAGGAATACCTGTGATCTTCCATGAGAAGTTTGTCTGTGATTCTTCCAACGCAAGAGTCTGCCTGCTCACAGTGTCTGCGATTGCAGTTAGGTTGTACAGAAGATGAATTTTATAGGCGTATTCCAGGCCCTCAAGATCGTTACCGACCTTGGTCCGATACGAAAGACCAAAGCGATACGCCGGTTGATGGGTCAGAAGTAGACCTTTTTCATCTTCGTAGATACCTTCGGCCTGTTTGAACTCTTCTGGAAACGTAAACGCTTTCAGAGTCGCACTATACGCCCCGATTGTGACAATATCGTTGATCTTGATACCGTCATAGAAGATCTCTTCTGACGTGTTGTTGTGGCTCTCATCAACACTGATCAGACCGTTCCACCCAACGCCCTTACCACTTGGGCCGTAGAGAACTCCTCTGTCAAGGGCACCTTCGTAATAGTGCTCGCCAACAAGGTCCCATTGAATTTTTGTCATAAGTCCTCCTCTCAGCCATTTGTGTTATACTGTGAACGACGTTGAGCATTGAGTTCTCGATTTCGTCGAGCCATGTCAGCCTTACTTGTCTTTGTAGGCTTCTGATTCTTGATGTTGCAGATGCGAATCAACGCAAAGAGCCTGTTCAGATGCCAGCGTTCTACTTCAAACGGTATGCTGAATGCTACTAACCAATAGTAGATCAGTTCCGATGTGATGACTTCTCCTCGGCCTCCACGTTCTGGCATCTGACCAAACGTAGTAGCGGATGCTGGAGATTCAAGGTACTCTTTGATCTTCTGGAGATCCCTATTACTCAACCAGGAAACTACGTTCTCTGGGTAGATAGGGTTGAGAATCATGGATTCTATATAGGATAGAATCTCGGCATTAGCTTTAGGTTTGCTGTCGAGAAAAGGCTTATGAAATTTGGACTCCCATTTTGACAGTGAGACCAGAGAATGCTCCAGCTCTAGAACGAAGTCAGGACGATCATCGAACTCCTGTGTCTCTTCGTTGAAGCTTTCTCCACCTTTTACATTTAGGATCAACATTCTCCGGTCTCCAAGTCAATCAGGGTGCTTGACCAGCAGTCCAGGCGGTTCCATTCCAGAAGGCTTCGCCAGAGACACCTGCGGTAGCAGTCTGCACGTACTGCCCTGTCGTCCACGCCGAAAGCGGCGTAGCCAAGATGGCAGAGGAAACCAAGGTAGGAACATCCGCCGGAGGCGTAGAACCGGCCGGAATCCAAGCGCCAGGCGTACCCGCGTTTGCACCAGTAGCATGGTTCGTCGAACCTCCGAAGAGGGCAATGACTTCGTCTGGAGTGGGAAGCTTTGCGGCCACGCTATCTCCATAGAGAATGCCCTCGAGCTCAACGAGCGTTGCAGCACTGACCGTACGTGAATCCACGACGATAAGGCTGGTCGGCTTGAGTCCGGTGACAGGTGCCGGTGTGGTACTGACTTCCCAGCTGAAGGTGATGGCCTCCGGGGAGTCATTGATGGTGGTATAAGCCTTCTCTGACGGGCTGGCTTTGCAGCCATACAGCAGATGGAGCTTGTACCCGAAGTCATCGCCTTCGAGGTCGTTGCCGACCTTGGTACGATAGGAGAGGCCGAATGTTCCTCGAGCCTGCTGCCCAATCATTACGCCAGGCGAAGGCTCAGCCAGACCATCGAACTGAGCGAACTCGTCCGGGTAGGTGAACGCCTCGATAGTGGCGGCGAACTCTTCTGCAGAGAAGAGGTTCAGGTACTTGATGTTGTCGGCATACTGAGCGTTGGGCTCTGCGCCTGACGGAGACTCGGTAATGGTAACGAGACCATTCCAAGCAACGCCGCCCGAGTAGACGCCAGTAGCATCCGGGATGTACAGAACGCCATGATCGACTCCGGTTTCATAGAACCGTTCGCCGATGTCGTCCCATGTAAGTGCTGGCATTTCTCCTCCTCAGAAGAAAAGTTTGAAAACGTCGTGATTGAGATTGTCAGCCGTGTAGAAGCGATCGAACAAGCACAGTGGCAGTTCTTTCACCTTTTCCGGAATATCACTATCTGGATTCTGGTCAATGACCGTCACCATGTAGCGTTTGCGATGCTTGTACGGCTTATCATCTGCAAATTCCGTATTGTTGTAGTCTCGTTTGTATACGATGCACGGATACTTCATCATCACCGTTGGAGGTGGTTGGAAATATACGTTTGGCACCATTCCTAGAAGCAGAGCTTGTAGCTCAAGCCGTTGGGCCATTGTACACACTCCCCAATCTAAGGATGAGACGGGGACTCCGGACTTCTACGCTTGAAATAGTCCATAGAGTCCCCATCCATCGTACATATTTGATCAGAAAGAAGTTTTCGATGGCATACTGATCACAAACAATACTGATGGAATTACCGACGTTTAAGTCGTTATTAAGCCCTTCTCCTTCTTCAAGTTGGCGAGTATTGCGAATCACATCTCCGTAATACGGAAACTCCGTGATTACGTCTTCCCACACACCTGAATCTGGAGGGGTTTCTATGGTCTCGCCATAGCCAACAGCTCCGTGAAATCTAGCCATCAGAACTCCTTTCTCAGTCTGAGGAGGACTTCCTCGTGGACTTCGACTCCTGTGCAGTAGCTCCATCATCGACAGGACCCGTGGTGGGGAGCGACCCGTGAACCGGAGGACGGCTCTGACGCTCATTCGGCGGCTCAGGAACGATGATGTGATCGCTGCCAGGCGTCGGAGCAACGTAGGTGCCCTGCTTGATGATCAGTGCGGACTTGAGCTTGACCAACGCACCAGAGATGCGGGTCTCGATCAGGTACTTGTACTGGTTGAAGTCGATGTCGAAGTCGTCGAACAGCGTGACCGAGCCGCCCTTGTCGGAACCGATGACGTAGTCATTCATGTTCACGATGATGGCAATCGGAGCACCAGCAGCCGGATCGAAGATGTCGACCGGAACAACCTTGTCCACGCGA